TCAAGACCAAGAAGCCCGTAAGCAAAAGGATTCGCTGGCTGACCAGAGAGGAAGCAAACAGGCTCATCGACGGCATTCCAGACAGCATCAGGCCAGTGGTTGTTTTTGCGCTGTCCACCGGGCTACGCCGTTCAAACATTCTGGATCTGGAGTGGACTCAGGTTGATATGCAAAGGAAGGTGGCATGGATAAATCCGGAGAACGCCAAAGCGGGCAAGGCTATTGGCGTGGCGCTGAATGATACCGCATGCCGGGTGCTGAAGGAGCAGATTGGGAAGCATTCACGATGGGTTTTCGTTCACACAAAAGAGGCAACCAGACCAGACGGCACCAAGACGCCATCAGTCAGGAAAATGCGCTGTGATGATAACACGGCGTGGCGGATAGGGCTCAAGCGGGCAGGCATTGAGGATTTCCGTTTTCATGACTTACGGCATACCTGGGCAAGCTGGCTGATTCAGGCAGGTGTTCCGCTTTCGGCATTGCAGGAAATGGGAGGATGGGAAAGCATCGAAATGGTACGCAGGTATGCACACCTGGCACCTAACCACCTGACTGAACATGCGCGCAAAATTGACTCACTTTTGGGTGACAACGACACAAATACGACACAAGGAGTAAATCAGGTAGGCTTGAAACTTGCTTAAGTCATTGAAATATATTGGCGCGCCCTACAGGATTCGAACCTGTGACCTACGGCTTAGAAGATAGTAGAGCGTAATTTAACATACTGATTAACCGCACAAAATCCATGCTCGCAACAGGCTTTGTGTCGTTGAATGTCATCTAGTGCACTTGACAGTAATTCGTGTTTTTCTTGTGACGCCACATTTACGACACAGCAGCGCCACAAGAAAGATTCGAACCTGTGATTCAAACCGGCAGCCAGTCAGCCTCGTAAACCGACAGGATTTCGTGCGTCACCACCCCGAGCATCACCACACCTTCCAGTGATTCCCCGTCGATCGTCTCCCCTTCTTCCGTGACAATTCCCGTTCTGAAGTACTTCCCAATCATCGGGTAGCCGTCAACCTGCCAGGCAACCTTATTGCCCGGCTTTGGTGTCAGTGAACTGTCTACCAGCGCAAATCCTCTCGGCGTTTCGATCCTTATGGTTGACGATGGCCGGCTAATCATCAGTTTGTTCAAGTCTATGCGGCTCTCAACGAAGTCTGCCGCCGGTGATGGAAATCCCATATCAATACTCCCCGTAGTGGTAAAAACGCTGCCAGAGCTTGTTATGCCCCTCTTCAGGCGACACATCGCGGAACGTCATCACATGCTGCGCTATCCACTCGTGAGCGCTTTGGTGACTCATTTCCCAGTTGCGCCTGGCAAGCTCGGCAACAAAGTCAGACGTCGAGACGGTGACGCCATACTTCGGGTTGCGCCGCATCGCATCATGGAATGACACCCGTATATCGTCGTAACGCGGCATGAAGATAGCTCCGATAAATACTGTATATAATTACAGTAATATCGATCTACAGGATTGATCAAGCCGCTGCGGTTGGTAGATTTGTAAAGGCTTTGTCGGGAAAGGGATTTTATTTTGAAGGGGTCTTGACGGGTGACTAAGCTTTAATCACCCACCCCGTAAACCTGCTGAGACAGGAGCGGCAGAGTCATTGCCCGGTAGCCGGGTTTTTTATGATTCTGCTTCTTTGCTATTGAACATTCCCTCATTAGTAGGCACATCGAAAACAGGAGGCTTCTCTTTGCGGGGAGGATCCTGCTCAATACTGATATTTTTGATTTCTTCAGCCCTCTTTCGGATAACCTCCAGTGTTTTTAATGCTTCTTCGGGTGATTCTGCAAGTTGGTAGAGAATTTCAAAAATAGTCTTGATGGCTTCAGTGTGATAAGCCGCCGCAGCGCCCGCCGTGTTCAGATATTTGAAGTCTGGAATGACGGTCCCATCCATAAACTTCCTGTCACCATTAGTCGTTACCGCTTCTGCACAGCACTTCTCCACGTCCTGAGCAATCAGGCCCACCTCAGCCAGGCCATCCTTTTTGTCGTATGTCGCACCACGCCAGGAAAGAACAGCAGATAATGGGTCGCTGACAGTCTTGATTTTCGTCTTGTGACGTTCGTCAGATCCGTTGACCCATGAGCCAGGGGCCGACGCATTGCCTGAACGTTGGAATTCCCAGGAGCCCACATTCGACATCGCCATGAAGTATGACTGAATGCTCGTATCACCTGAACGTCGTATACCTGTTTGCACAAGCTCGTTATACCAGCGATAAACTGTCCAGCCCACAGGCGTACCTGTATTCCCGCCAGAACCTACGTTGTTTAATTCTACACGGTTACTTTCCCCTGCCCCTACAGCAAGACCACCAGTAGCAGGACCTGTGATTGGACCTGTTGTGGTTAATGATCCGCTTATGGTTCCGCCACTTTTGCCATTTACAGTATTCAGCCTTGGGTCATTTCCTTGGGCTACTGTCCCGGCAGAGCTTCCGTAACCAACCCCTATGTTGTCTCGGGCCGCCGGAATGTTTGGAAGGTCTGCAAGATTGCTTGATTTGGCTAACTTTGTTCCGATATTTGTAGCGTTATTATCAATTTGCGTGTTCATTTCACGCCAGCTTCTGCCTGAATAACTGGCATCTGAGCCATATGGGGTAATTGTAACGTTCCCGGTCTGAGTTAGCAGTGTCATCCAGTTAGCAATGCTTTGGAGAATGCGATCCATCGCAGCGGCTACCTTTTTAGACAGCGAGCTGTTGCTCATCTGGAAGCTGGTGACGATGGTAAATGACGAACCTGCAGGAACAGTAACCTCCGATGGAACCGCAAGAGTCAGTGTCGTATCACTGTTAACTCCTGCGACTTCCATAAAAGCGCCCCCCGCCATTAACATATCGCCAGGATTAACTCCTGCGGCAGAATCTGTAAAATTAGTGCCATTCCCTGTTACTGTTGTTGAGCCCTTGGTTAATTGCACCGTTCCGGTTCTGTACCATGCCATATTTATTTTCTCTAAAAGTAATAAGATGCATCAATGCAGGGCAATTGACATGCGATTTGCATTGCTCTTGGGTAGGTATAAAGGGGAATATCTGAACCGGTAGTTTTCGCTCGGGAAGTCGTTACACTATTTCCACTCATCATCATTCCAGACAGCAACATTTTTCTGTAGCTGTACGTTGTGCCTGATCGCGTATAATCGCCTCGCTGAGTTCCTAATACACAGAGTGGTATCATAGGAAGAGAAACATTACCGGTTGGGTTTATCCATGCCTGCCTGTCACCTGTTGAATCTGACGTATCGTAATAACCTCCAAAGTCATAATAGGCATCTGGCCACATTACAGGAGGATATTTGCTGGAATAGGTAATCTGCCCGCTAGCATTTCTTATTACCAGCCCGTAGCCAGATGCGGGTAATGATGGTGAGAATCCACTACTCACTATCACAATCTGTACGCCGGTTACTGAACCGCCCTGCTCTGAACCGTTTACTGAACTAAAGGCGGTGTATGTCCGTATAGAGTTTGAATCTTTGTCCAGAAATAAAGGTGTTGAAGTATTTGACCAGCGCGCGAAAACAATATAATTACCTCCCATATTTAAAACGCTGCCAGGTATATCCCACTGACCATTGATATCGACAATACCCCTGAAGGTAACAAAACCTGACAGCGATGCATCAGCAATTTCCATAAAGTTTGCGCCGTTTGTGATCCTCAAGCCATACTGTGCTGAAGGGTTGGCTGCATACTGGATGCTGTATACATCAACAGAACCGATATCTAAGGCGCTTGTCTGATTTGATTTGATGGTGCCAATACCAATATTAAGACTTCCGTCAAAGCTCATTGATGATATGTAATTAACAGGCGGTCCACTCTGATCGCCTACGCCAACTCTGACGACATTACGAGGAAGGATCAGCGCCTTACTGTTGGCAGGCTGAGGCTTGAAACCTCCATAGGAGGTACTCGCTGCCTTTACAGCAGCCGTACCCAGGTAAGATGCATAGCGTGTTGATGCATCCAGAATTAACTGCTTGCCGCCATCGTCGGGAGTTATTCTTAATCCATATGTCGCCATCAGAAAAGCCTCCCCAACTTTGTCCTCTCTACTCCGTTGGTGTCATAGCAAGCTATTCCTGTAGAATTAATAACGACGCCGCCAGAACTCCCATTGTCTCCGTACATTTCAAAGCTTCCATCATTTCTCATGATAGTTCCGCTCTTTCCTGCTACGTAGTTTGCAGAATAAAAGCTACCTATCTTGGCAAGCGTAATAGATGCATAATCAAAGATGCCTTCAGATATAAATACCTGACCGTTTTTAACGGCAAAGGCAAGTGTTTCAGTGTTATTGCTTGGGTTGTAAACAGCAAAAACATCTGACCTTACGGCAAATATACTTTGAACAGTGCCTCCATTGGCTTCAAGGCCAAGCTGAATTCCTGCTACATATCTGTTGCCTGTGGAGGTGTTTAGCTGGAGCTTGACACCCCATTGCGCAGAAAGTTGATTATTCAATGTAGCCAAGGCACTTGATGTAACCTGAACCGTAGCAGATGTTGAATTTATAGATGACTGAAGCTGCTCAAACCTTTGTGCATAAGCCTGATCGTTTTTGACAATGAGGTTGGTTATTTCCGTATAGCTGGCAGTTATTTTCATTCCCATGTAATCAAGGGATTTATACTTTTGCTGTGCATCTCCATCGTTAGCAAGGGCGTTCTCAATAATGGCCTGATAATTGTCTTCTGCTGACTGGTTTAGATTTTGTACGGTCTCGCTTTTCCTCAGTTGCTCATCGATGTAATCAATCAAACCTGCTGAAGAGAAGGTGTAGACGAAACTCACATGAACAAATGCAGAGCTGCCAAATGCATTTATCGTTCTTACATAGTAGTGGTAGGTGTGATCGACCTGAAGATTATTATCAGTGGTGTACTGGTTACCCATGTACAGCCTTGTGGCATTGCCCTCCACAGTATCGGTATTGCTGTTAGGTAGAGGCGTCTCTCCTGATGTCCAGAAATCGAACTGAGTGGACACATTCTGGATTTGAGGGATTCGGGGTGTCAGCGTTGCCTGGAAATATCCCATAGCCACATCTACCGCGCTGGGTGCATCTGGCGCTGCAATATTGAAATCAAGCAAAGCCTCTGGTGATGTCGATCCGCTGTAGCCCACAGCAACAACATGGGCCGTATAGAGCCCCCTGACAAGTCCGGTAAGGCGCGTAAAGGAGCCGGGAACCTGAACGGAAAGAATAAGCTGGCCGTCTTTTTTGATTAACACCTGGTTATAAGCGAACTGCCCTACGTTCTGCCACGAGAGTATCCCCTGAACAACCTGGCCGATCTCTTCCACTGTGTATTTTAGGTTCTGCGGCTGAGCAACACCATCAGTAGGAAGTTGTGTGAAAGGTGGCCGCTCGATAGGCTTACCAATCGCATCTCCCCATACCTCAGATGTTTCCTGCTTAAGCGTTAGCTGTACGCCATTCTGGACCCCAAATTTCCAGTCTGTAACGCGCATCTCGACGTTAATAATTCCCAGAGAAGGGAAGTTAACTTTGACATACATTCCCGGCCGATAGCGGTAACCGCTCAGGTTCAGCGTTACATTAAGCGTCCGGGATATCCTTGTGCGCTTGAGTTTAATATCTGCAAGCCTCTGCGCCTGAAATTCTGATGTGACAAAGCGCAATTTGAGGTCCTGAGATATTTCCACCCCGTCCTCTGCCACCCACTCTGATACTGATACAGCCGGAAAATCGACCTCTGCAAAGCGTTGCTGAGGGTCATTGAACGTCCCTTTGATAGTGTTAACACGCTCAGCCTGTGACACCTCGGGCATGATCTCGATATCACCAGCCAGTTGACTCTCGCTGATAACCTCTGAGGCTGGGCCGTAATAAGCACCAACAAGAATGCCGTGCTTTCCGGCAATGTAAGTGGCCTCACCTGAACACGCAGACAGCATAGATTCGAGGATACTGGCTTTATTTTCGCTCATGTCGAATTCGCCATTGATGGTGTATCGTCTTTCTGTCTGCCCGTCTGCGCCGCTGACAATCTCATCAGAGATATTTGCAGCTTCTTTAAACTGGTCCCAGTTGATATCCGCGTCAGGAACCTTCAGGTAACTCCGGTAGTAGTCGAGGATACAAAGGGCTGCATTGTTGCTGTAGTTAGTCGCACCGTTTCGCGGGTCATACACCTTGCGGCCGAGTTTCTCTACCGTGATATTGGGTATGCCAGATGGAAACTTTTCAGAGTCAAACTTGAGCGTAACCCTGAGCCAGCTGATCCCTTTGCCAATCATGTCTGATTTCCATGACGGAGCGTTCTCAAGCATGTATGGATCAGCAGTCTGGCGGTCAATATGCACTTCATAAGAAGCCTTGTCGCCGTATGTGGAGATGTCATCATCTCCAAGGTATACAGCCCCAATGCTCGTTATGGGATGACCGGCCAGCGTTATAGCGAGATGAAGAAGCTCTCCGTCGGTCTGATCACCCTCCTGCTCTTCAGAAAAGAAAAGCGTGCCTGCAGAAAGTGATCTGCCATAAACCACGGTCTTTGCGCTGGCGGCCGCACGCAGAACCTGCTTGCGCTCCTGAGCATCCCTGTAACCGTCAAGGCTTGGTTTTTTAGCAAGCGCCTGTGAGGCAACCTGCGCAGCAACGGTAATGACCAGGGCAATAGCATAGGCCTGGTTTGCCACGGCGATACCTCCGGCAACAGCAGCCACAACTGGAATAGCAGCAGGCATTATCTCACCCTCCATGCACTTAACAGATTTCCACGCAGACCAACCAGCCCTGATTCTCCCGGCACCCAGACAGACCCGCCATAGAACACCCCAGCACAACGCCTGCCGGCATTCTCTACAACTGCAACGTCTCCGCGCTGTATCATCGTCGGACTTACCTCATCAAGAAAACGGCCAAGCACGCGCTCAAGGGACCCGCCGCCGCGCAACAGTGCTTTCTTTGCTCCGGTCTCGCTGTCATATTTACCGCGAAACTCATTTGCAAAGTCCTCTCCGCACATCGCCTCTACGCAGTCAGCAGCAAACAGGCAGCAGTCATTTTTACCCCATGAAAAAGGCCGCTTTTCAGCGGCCTTGATTACGGTGATTAGTCTTTTCTGCCAGTCAGGATGTTTCATAAAACCTCATGAATAGGTAAAGCCCGGAGCATCCTTTTTGCTGCCCCAGAAAATCGAGCGGTCTGCCATTTGCGCCACGTAACGAAAAATACGGTCATCTGACTGAGCCGCCCTGTGTGACTCATCCGTATAGCGGTCCGGGAAAGGTCGCTGCCAGTCATCGAAAATATTGCTCACGGTATACTGCAGCGCATTCGTCTCGCCTGCCGTGGCACCGGTACTGGATACCCGCCCCTGGAATATGAGGTCGGCAACCTGTGGCTTACCGTTGTCGTCGATAGCCACAAGGAAGATTTCGGCAGTTCGCCCTACACACCTTTCATTAAGCGTTTTGGCAAAGAGGGACATATCCAGACCGGAGAGCGTCATTTTCAACTGCGTGGGGCTCGTCGTGTTAGTCTCGCTCACGTCATCAACAGACCCCATGCGACCCATCCCGTAATAGACAAATCCGTTTATCACGATGGTCCCTGTACCGGAATGCACATATGCAGTTCCTGACTCAAACTGGATGTTTGCGGCCACGACCACCGTCACGCGATCTCTTGAAAGCCAGTCAACCATTGAGTCAGAAAAGGGTGAATACATCATCAGAATGCCTCCTCAAACTCGATAGTTGTCGAAGATATAAGGCCGGGTGCGCGCCGGATTTCTCCCTGAGAGTTATCCTTTAGCTTGAATATCCCCCAGGGATTTTGCACTTCCAGAGCGGCGTTAGCAGCAGGTGAGGAACGTAGCATAGGCGCGAACTGAATAACCGCTACACCTGATGCGTTGCTGGTCACATCAGCGGTGACTTTCTTCAACTCTGAGTTAACCGTAAAGTAGTCACCAGCTCGAAGAACCAGCGTGTTTGCCGACCATCCCTTTGTTGCCAGTGCCACTCCGGTCTGATCAGCATCAGAAACAACCGGACTGCCGGCCGCGGCCTTACCGTCACGCCCCCAGTCACGAATCCTCACCCGTCCGTACTCACCATCCAGAGCGGCAATAACAGCCTCAATCTTTCTGGCCTGATCTTCTTCAAGCACAGAATACTCAACGGTGCAGGCCCAGCGAGAGCCGGGGAAGCGTACCGTCTGAGATGCACCATTGAAGGGGGATCGGAATGTTTTGGTGTTTGATTCGAGGTGCCAGCTAAGTGAGGAAGGATTTGGACCGGGCCATTCCAGTACATCTGCCATTGTTTGCTCCTGTGTTATACACCCAGCAGGCGGCGACCCTGCCCCCGGTTCTGGAAGTCCTGCAACATATCCTGCCTGGCCTGTTTTGCCCCGTCCGTGGCACCCTTGCGGGCCGCTTCTTCCATAGCGCGCTGCAATGCTGCATCTCCACTGCCACTGACCTGTATAGTCTGGTGGATGATGACATCACCAGACCTTGCGCTACCTGACTGACCACCATCCACCATCCTGACACCGAGTGAACCATCCGGACCTCGCTTCAGTGGCATGATTGCCTCCGGGCCCGCCTCACCAAAAACACCCGCACCCTTCGCAAATGCAAAGAACTTCGGTGAATCGTAGACGCCGCCGCTGTAGGCGCTGAGTGAGGGTGAGTCGTAAACACCGCCTTTTGCATTGGCGCGGACTGATGCAGCAGCGCCTGAGGCAAATAAACTTCCGAATCCACCTGAAAAGCTGTTGCCAATCCCGACCAGGGACTGACGGATAGCGATACGGGCGATATCAGCAAGGACAGAGTTGGCAAAGTCGGAGAATGATGCCTTGCCGGTAGTCACAAACTTAACCAGCGAGTCTTCCATGCCGTTAAAGGCATTGCTGAACAGTTGCTGAGACATTGCAGATACGTTAGCGGCGCTGTCCTGATACTCCTGCCAGGCACGCTTAGCACCGGCTGTGAAGTTGCCACGAAGGTCATTCATGCGCTGCATATGAGCATCGTAGTTGCTTAACTCAGTCTGCAGCGCCTGTTGCTGTAGCTGAATCTCCTGATCGATCTCTTCACGGGCAATCTCAGTCGTTGCCGATGCGCGCTGCTGGCGTAGCTGGCTGATTTTGTCGTTGTAGGATTGCTCAAGGGAAAGGCGCTGCGTGTACTGCTGCTGCTCGTACTGGCTGAAACCACCACCGGCAAACATCTCGTCAGTCGAATACTGGCTCATCCGGTTGGCGATCGTGCGGTTGATATCAGCCCGTGCGCGCTCCAGTGCCAGTGCCTTTTGCGCCGTCTCTATCTGGCGCTCAAGTGCCGCATTCTGCTGATACTGCTTTGTCAGGATGTCGGCATTAGCTAACAGTGATTTCTGGTCTGCGGTCAGAGTACCTTTGCTTTTCAGGTCAGACAGCTGCTGTTCCCACTTAATCAGAGCCTGCTGCTGCGCTCCAATTTTATAGCCGGTGCTTTCCTGCATTGCTAATGCGGCGTTCTGCTCTTTTAATTGCAATAACAGCCTGTCAGCAGCATCATCACGATAGGCTTTGACCTTTGGAGTTTTCGGGTCCTTGAACTTGTCGTCAATATTGGCTCGAATTCTCTTCTCTTCTTCAGCACTGATTGCGCTACCAGCCGCCCTGGCTTTCTCAAGATCTCTTGTAAGCTCTTTCTGAGCTTTGCTGCGCTTCTCGGCGTTACTGAGAGTCTGCTCATTAAGCTGGTTGATTCTTTCCTGTGCTTTGATTCCATCCTGCTGGCGATTGTTATAATCACCAATTGCACCGTTCAGAACATCTTGAGTTGTGATCTGGCTTTTTAAAATGGATACCTGTTTTTCCATTTCTGGAATGTTGTACCCATTGGCATTAGCCGCGAAGCGGTTGAGTATGCCTCCTTCAGCCTGACGCCTTTTTGCATCCTGAAGTGATGCTTCAAGAGTTGCAAGCTGGCTCTCTGGCGTCTGACTTCTGCCAGAATCCCTCATTGCATCCCATGCTCTACTTGCCGACCCCCATAGGTTATCCCATCCTTTGGCGAGGTCGCCAAGGCTATTCTTTATCTCATTTGCCCTGTTCTTTAACTCACTCGAATACGCTACTGTGGCCACTCTCGCGGCATCAGATAAATTACCTTCCTCTTGTAACTGCCTGATATGGTTATATGTCTCAATTGATAGAAAGTGATACTGATCATTAAGCTTGGCTATTTCACCGGCTGGGTCTTTTGCGATCTTCTCAAAGTCTGAGACCATGCTGTCAGCAGCTATCCCTGTTGCTTTGGTCATGCTTATAATGCTTGCAGCAACTTCCTGAATGGTATCCTTAGACACCTTGCCTGATGTTACTATCTGGTTTAAAACGTCTGCAGCTCTTGAGGTTGTACTTCCCGTTGCATCTGCCAGCTGCTTTGAGAGTTGGCCAAGCTGGCCCGATGTAGTCCCTAATGTGTTGCCTGTCAGGATTAAGGTCTTGTTAAACTCTGATTGCTCCTGGCTTCCCTGATAGAAAGCTAAACCCAAAGCAGCCGCTGAGGCAGCAGCAACAGATAAAGGTGAGATTAGGCCGCTGACATACGTACCCAGGGCTCTGAAAGCTGGCCCTATCCCCCCAAACATGTCCTTAAGCTGTCCGCCTTGCTGCAGCAAAACTGTAAGTGGTGCCTGACCAGATGCAAGACTGACTACAATGTCAGTCATCTGGGCTGGCACTAAACGCATGTTAGCCGCTAGTTGTCTTGATGACATGCCAGCCTTACCAGCCTCACTGGCATAAGCATTTAAACCTGCGCGCGTTTGCTCAATTTTTTTTGAATAATCCGCAAACGTTTCAGTGTCAATGAATCCTTTGGCTTGGAATTTTGATAACTGCCGCTGCTGATCATCCAGTCTGTTTAATGCAGCATTTACCGGGTCAATTTTATCGAGCAGCGCTGAAAGCGATTTAGCTTCCTGATCGGTTGCTTTGGTAACCTTTCCCGAACTGGCCGCCGCCTTTTGACCCCATTCGGTAAGACCACTCAAAGCCCCCGCCAAACCTTCAGCGTTACGCTGAGCCCCAGTGCTGTCGATGACGATCGCAAGGCGTGATTGTTGTTCGGCCATTTTTTCTCCGCGCATAAAAAAACCCCGCCGAAGCGAGGTTTACATGGTTTCATTGCCGCTATAGTTTTTCAGAATAGTATTCACGAAACTCTTGCTGAACCTTGCTTGGCAGCTGGTTTACCAATTCATCGATATTGCCAGTATATTTTTCTTTAATATTTGTTGGGTGCATGTTGGGATTTGCTCTTTTCATGCGATGAATTAGCTCGTCAACTGAAGGTTTATTCAATGAGAAATCATTATCGCCTCGGATGAAAAAGTTATCGAATGGCATATCTGTAGGCTTGAAGCTTGCAACATTTTGGTCATTAAGAGCTGATTTCACATCTCTACCACAGTGCTTACATTTGATAGCTTCTTTTTGAATAAGCTCAGCGCAGAATGGGCACTTCACGACATTGGTGTCGACTTTATTAGACTTGCCAAATATAGCCATAAGCAAACCACAAAGCGAAGCGAAAGCCGCCATCAGCAAATAATTCTGCTTCTGAGCCATCAATCCAATGTTGTTTACCCTTCCTCCCAGCCCAGTTGACACAGAGGTATCCATATTTGCAGCCAACAAAAGCCAAAAAACACCTGCAGCCAGTACAAAATACCCTAACTTTTTCATTTCCCTACCCCATGAGGTTACATAGGAGTAATCCTAAAGGTAAATTTATGCAATTGGAAGCAAGAAGGTGTTGACCGACACATTAAGAGGATCAATATTTATTTGCCTAATTTTGGGCGACTACACGGTACGCAATTATGAGCAAAAAGCCAGGTGAGAATACCGGCAGTGACGGAGGAATCTACAGGGAAGTTGGGCCAAGAGGCGGCCCAAAGGACAACTACGCTACTGTCAGGGACAATGAGAGACTTCCGCCAACAACCAAACCAGGCAACAAGTGGGAACTCGACAAAAGAACCCCGAACAGTAAGAAATAATTATAAAGCCGGGTCACTCCGGCTTCTTCATCTGTTTATCACAAAAATCAAAAAGACTACTTATCAGGTAGCAGTAAGTTTCGTTAGCCCTTCCTTGTTCAACGACAACCCCAACTCGTTTACATATATCAAAAGCTATGTGCGCACACTCATGAGCTAGCGTAGATGATTTGCTGTTGAACACTCCGATAATAAAAATTGTTCCACTTTCGCTGCTTAATGTTCTTGAGGCACCATATCCATACGCCTGACCTCCATCAGCGCCTAATCCGGCATGCAGTTTATTCCACTCATCCCATGATCGGCAAAAAACGACATCTCCACACTCGAACAGTGGAACCTTCATCTTCCTGAGACCGGAAGTTAATCGCCCCATTATTTCACCTTATCTTGCTTCTTTTCCCACTCTTCCCGCGCTGCATCGTCGAGGGCAAATATGGCAGCCTCAAACTCTTCGCGGTCAATGAGCAGGGGGTTTAGTGCGAGGTATGAGCTGATATCATCCAGAGACAACGGAAGCGGCGCGGCCACCATCCCGGCATAACGGCGGCTACGGGATATAACTGCGTAGGCATTGAGAATCTCAGTGCACACACCGTCTATCACCGGCTCGGGAACTGGCGGCAGTCCAAGTTTTTCACGGGTCCACCTGGCCTTTTCGCCTTTATCGCCGCCGTACACATTCAGCCATTCCTGCGCTTCGAGGACTTTCCCACCGTTTCTTTCTTCTGAGCCTCTTTGCCCTGCGCAATCTCAGATGCTGCACCCAGCACCGCCCAGTAAAGCTCAGGATGCTGTAGTAGCAGAGCTTTGCCTTTCTCTGGCGTGTACTGGACAGCGGTCTCATTGCCGCCTTCATCAGCCTCACCCACGCCTTCCCAGTCAAGCAGGAGGTGTTGTGTGACAGAATCAATCAGCAGGTCATCAGTGATTTCGCTTACATCGACCTCTGCCGGGTTAAATTCCGGCGTGCCTACATGATAGTGCGAGTCCAGCTTGTCGATATGGCGGCGCACCATCGCATTGTGTGAACGGAACTGCGGTTTTGACAGGGAGCAAACCTTAAGCTTCAGGCCTTCCATTGGCTCAATCCAGCGCTCTGAGCCAGCATCGAATTTAGGTTTCAGGATGATCATATCGTTCTCGTTATTAAGCCCGCCGCCAGGACGGGCTAATCAGGTCAGGATGCAGTGACGGTAATCGCCGTTGTGGCCGTAAAGGTACGAACCTTCGCCGTGACAGTCGCTGAGCCTTCTTTCACTCGGGTTACCTGCGCTGTTTTCTGGCCGGTTGAAGCGACAGTCGCTACCGACGGGTCTGAGGATTCCCACATTACCGTATCCGTGGAGCCTGCAGGTGTCAGCGTCGCTGTCAGCGTGACATTAGAGCCCACAGCGCCCGTCGATGTTGCAGGTGCGACAGACAGCGCGGTAGCAGCCACAACAGCAGAGCGGGTAATGGTTGGCGGCGTGTCTGCTGCGGTAATGTTCAGTTGCACCTGCACGATGTCAGTATTGCCACCATCCGGCCAGTCTCCATCTACCTGCACTGCCGGGAAGTTAAAGACATACTTGCCTTCATCGTTCTCCAGCGTGAAGCCAAACTGCATCGTCTCGCCTGACAGCGACTTTCTCCAGGCGTTATAGGCATCCTTCGACCATGACAGGGTGATGCTGCCTGATGGTGTGAATGTGGTCGGGATGTTGGCACCTGCAAAAGGATTACCGCTACCGATACAGCGCTGCGTCTGCAGGTTGTTGTCGAACTGGATATTAAACGTATCGACACAGAATCCATCTCCGCCGGTAACGCCATTCAGCGAGATAGCCGTAACCTGCTTGAAGGTATAGCGAAGTTCACCAGCGCCATCAACGGGATTAGAGAAATAACTGGTGTC